AGTGATCTAACCTTTGCTTGGACATTTAGTTTAGACAACGTTAAGGTTACAGGTACAGTTATTAACGGTGCGCTAACCAATCCAGTATATTCTTATAGCACTGGTTCTAAAGCCGATGGTACTTCCTTTACTGCTACTGGTTCTATCGACTTTGGTGGAACTTATGCTGAATTATTAGCAGATGGCGTAAATTCTTTCACAACCGTTCTCCAAGGTGGAACTGACGGATTTAATATTCTTGAGGGAGAACCTCTAAGAAACTCGGCAATGAGTAGTGCAACCGATAATACAAGTTACATATATTACACATATAGAAGAGCCATAGACACAGTTAAGGATCCAGAGTTTGTACAAGGAAACGTATTAACAATTCCTGGTTTAAGTTACGAGCCTTTAACTGATTATGAGTTACAAATTGCCGAACAAAGAGGCGATGTTCTTGCGATCATCGATCTTTCAAAAACCACAAATCTATCTTCTTATGTAACAAAATATGAGAAGAGCGATGCAAATTTCACAGCAGATAGAGTTGCTTCTGTTGACGCTGTTGTCAGCAACATGAAAGATAGAAATATCAACAATAGTTATGGAGCAACATACTATCCTTGGGTTCAAATTTCCGATTCAACAACAGGAAAGATAATTCCAATTCCTCCATCAATTGTTGCTCTTGGCGCAATGTCTTACACAGACAGCATTCAAGCTCCTTGGTTTGCTCCAGCAGGATTTAATCGTGGTGGACTATCAACAGGTAATGCTGGAGTAAATGTTGTAAACGTCGTTAAGAAACTAAGTCAAAGCGATAGAGACAAACTATACCCAGTCAATATTAATCCAATTACATCCTTCCCAAATGAAGGTATCGTAATCTTTGGACAAAAGACTCTACAAGCGACTCCATCTGCTCTAGATAGAATTAATGTTCGCAGATTAATGATTTACATCAAGAGAGGAATCAACCTAATCTCAACATCAATTCTCTTTGAACCAAATGTTGAAGCAACATGGAATAACTTTAAAGATCAAGCAGAACCATTCCTTGCAGATGTAAAAGCAAGATTTGGTTTAACAGATTACAAGTTAATTCTAGACTCAACAACAACAACACCAGACTTGATTGATCAAAACATTCTATATGCCAAGATCTTCCTCAAGCCAGCTAGAGCCATTGAGTTTATTGCAATTGATTTCTTTATCACAAGATCGGGAGCTGAATTCCCAGTTTAATAGGAGATAGATAATATGCCACAGCAAGTAGCACCTCCAACAGCAATGTTTTGGGCAAAAGATACTAGAGGTTTAGATCCAAAAAGATCTCATAGATTCATTTTATATCTAAACGATGTTCCTTCTTACTTTGTGAGTGCAACCGGAGTTCCACAATTAACAATTAGTTCGGGTGGATCACATAAATTTCTTGGACACGAATTTAAGTTTCCAGGAGGCGTAAAGTGGGAAGGAGACATTACAGTTAAACTAGTTGATACAATTGATATCAATATGGCTCAAAAGTTTACTGACTACATTAGAAAAGCAGGTTATGTTTATCCATCTACTTTTAATGAATCAGCTTCAAGTCCAGAGTATTTTAGAAAAACAATATCAAAAGCAAAATTTCCTTTTGGTCAAATCAAGATTCAAAGAATCGATTCAGAGGGTGCTGTTTATGAAACTTGGGTTCTAAATAATCCTTGGATTAGCAAAGTTACATATGGCGATGCTTCATATTCTGAAGAAAAATTATTAGAAGTCAATGTTTCATTCACTTACGACTGGGCAGAATTAAGAAACAAAGATGAAAGCAATCCGCCTCCATTCCCAACCTAATAGGAGGTTTATATGCCCCTATTTTTTGATAAAAGTTCATTAATAACAAGAAAGCAGGCTCAACAATCTTTTAGATTCATTTTAAGAATTAAAGGTGTTGATTCTGCTTTAATTAAATCTGTTTCCGTTCCAAAGTATAGCATAGAAACAGCAAATTATTCTATGCTTGAGTACGACTTTAAATATCCAAAAAAAGTCAAATGGGATGGTAAAGTTAGTTTTGATATTATACAAATGCTTGATGATGGTATTTTTACTTCCGTAATTGGACAGTTCATGTCAAAGTTGTATAACTCAAATTATTATGCAAGTCCAATGGGAATTGGTGATGATAGAAGAGACCCTCTAATACCAAATACTTTCTATACCGCAAAAGATAGAATAGAAAATTTTTTCAACCTTGGTCTCAATGCTGGCTATGAAAGAAAAGTTGACGAAGGAAGCGTATTAGAGTTGTCAAAGCAAAAATTATCTGCTATTCTTGGAGTCATAGAGATACAAACATTGGATGAGAATGGAGAAAAATTTGATAGTTGGAGATTAAATGGAGCTTATATAACTGGTATAACTCCAACTGATTTAACGTATGAAAATGAAACAATTTCTACTGTTAAAGTGGATTTAAGTTATGATTGGGCAGATTATGGTTTCAGAGGTGTTTATGCTGAAGAAGATTCTGTTCAAAGATTATTTGGAATTTAAAAGAGGTATAAATGAACAATTTAAATAAATTTGGATTACCAAGTGCTCTTGGTAGTGGTGCTGTTAACTTTTCAAAATCAAATGGAGGATATGAAACACCAACAGATTTTGTAGATCTTCCATCTCAAGGAAAGTTTTATTCTAAAGATTCTCCGCTATATGGTGTTGATAAAGTTGAAGTTAAATTTATGACCGCAAGAGAAGAGGATCTTCTCGTTTCTCCTTCGTTAAATAAAGCAGGGATTGCACTCGATAGAGTTATAGAATCTTTATTGGTTGATAAAAGAATCAAAGCAAAAGATCTTTTATTGGGCGATAAAAATGCAATATTAATTAATGCAAGAAAAAATGCGTTTGGTGAAAATTATGAGTTCCCATATATTTGTTTAAAATGTGGTGCTGAAAATACTCATGTTAAAAATTTAAATGATATTTCAAATAAAGAAATAAAAGACGATGAAAGCGCCACAATAACAGATTCTGGTACAATACTTCTTAGACTGCCAAAATCTGGTATTAATGTTGAGTTAAAATTTCTTAAAGGTGAAGACGAAACATCAATTAATCAAGTGCTAGAGAAAAGAACAAAAAATAATCTTCCTCAAGAAACGCTAATAACAAGATATAGATACATGATTTTATCAGTAAATGGCGATACTGATACAGAAACAATTATATCTTTTATTAATTCAATGCCAATTATGGATTCTTCTTATTTAAAGAAAAAGTATGCAGAATTAAATCCAGATATAAATTTTACTTTTTCTGCTGATTGCTCTAATTGCGGACACACTACAGAGGGAGGTGTGCCGATCATGGTAAACTTTTTTTGGCCAGAATTATAACTATATAAAAATACCTGAAGAATATTTAAAAATGGTTTATGAAAAAATATATCTTATGAAAACCCATATGAATTGGAGTTTTTCTGAGATATATATGTTGCCTGTACAATTAAGAGAATGGTTTTTTGATAAATGGTTGGAAGAGAATAGCAAAAATACAGAAACACAGTAATTATTGTATAGGAGAATTTTAAATGGCCGATCCATCACCGCCACCACCGCCGCCGCAACAACAATCTTCATCAGAAGGTCTGGGAGTTGTAGAAATGGCAACCGCTGGTTTAGCTGCAGTTGCAGTTGGAGCATTGGTTGAAAAACTTGGTAGTGCAATACCGCTGGTATCAAATTTTGGAAGTGGAATGAAAAGTGCTGGAGCAACCGCTCTAGAATTTTCAGGTATTTCCAAAGAACTTACAAAAAATTTGGAAGTCTTTGGAGATTTAATGAAAGGAGATTTCAGTAAAGCTGTTGTTGGATTGACTGAAAAATTACAAACACAAATAAAAGGATTTCAACAACTTGATGTTGAATTAATAAAATTAGGTAGAGGTGCAAATTCTAGAGCGCTTATAGAAAGTATAAGACAACAAGCGTTTGAAATTTCTAATTATGGTATAGGTATTGCAGATTTAACAAAAGCAAATACAGAGTTGCTTAAAACATATACTGGGGCAATACCTTTAACAGATAGACAAGCAAAGGCTTACGAAAGCAACAGAAAAGAACTTGGTTTATTAGTTAGTTTTTATGATAAATTTGGTATTGCACAGGCAGACAGTATAAAAATGTTTAATACATTTAATAATGTTATGGAAGGCGGAACCAGAGGAGCACAAAAGTTTTCCGATGCCTTATTAATATTTGCACAAAAAACTGGTCAGCAAGCAGGAACTGTATTTAAAGAATTTAACGATAATATAAATAGATTTTCTGTTTTAGGTTCAGAAAAGGCACTACAATCATTTCAAAAATTAGAAATGGCAGCAGCAAGAACTGGACAATCTGTAAAGGGAATATTAACTAGTATTGAAAGATTTGATGACATTGACACTGGATTTGAATCAGGTGGTCAATTAAATCGAGTTTTGTCATTCATGGGAGGATCGTTTGATACCTTTAGAGCAATGCAAGCAAGCGACGAAGAAAGAGCACAAATGTTATATCAAGCGATCTCTGGGGTTGCTGGAAACTATCAATCACTTCAAACAACCGCCGCTAAAAGAAGCTTTGCAAAACAAATAGCAGAAACAGCAGGAATGGATTTATCTACCGTCATGGGTCTTTTAAATAAATCTACAAACGTTGCAGAAGATCTAAGTGAAATTTATAAGAAACCTGTTATTTCAGAAGAATTTACAGAGCAAGGGAGAGAAAGAGCTGCGGTTAGAGTTACAACTACAGAGCAGTTAGCAAAAATACAAGGACAGATATTTGATTTAAATCCAATTGTAGTTCGTCTTTCAGATGAAATGCAAAGAAATACTATAGCAGTAACAAAAAAAGAAATGGAATTAGTTTCTAATATAGATAAAAGATACATAAAACCATTATCTGAGGGAGGAATAGAAGCATTCAAGCAAGCAGGTAAAGATTTTTTTGCTGACATAAAAAAACTTCCAGATGAATTTAAAAAAATGGTTGGTCAATTTGAAACAGAAAAGAAAGCAAAATTTGATGGTGTATTAGAAGGAAACACAAGAGCGTTTGCAAACTTGACAACGCAAACATCAAGATTGGCAACAATGCTTGATAAACCAATAGAACTTAAAGGAACGATAGAAGGGTCAGGTGGAAATGCCAGGGTCTCTGGAACTGTAACTGCTCCAACAACTGTTGCCGATGTTGCAAGTCAAACTCCACTTCGATCAGCACCTCCTCCACAACCAAAGGGTAAATAAACATGGCAGCAATTAAAGACATTGTTTTAAAAGATATAAGTCCCAATGCCCCAGCATATGAGAACAATATACGTTCTAAAATGCCAGGATACAATGTGGTTTTTGCTTTTCCAACTTGTCCAGTACCAGAAGAAAGTACTTTATCTTTCCCAGCGTATGTAAAAAGTGTCACAGATACTTTTACACCAAGTTTTGAGGCTTCTAAACAAATTTATGGGAGAATGGATCCTATTCCAATTTATTCAAGAACGACAAGAACAATACAGTTTGATTTAGAATTACCATCATTTGGTTTGGAACATTCAAGAGAAATATCAAATAAACTTAATATTTTAACTAGAAATACGTATCCAACTTATAGAAAATATGGATCTGTTAATATTATTTCTTCTCCTCCGTTGGTTGAAATCTTTTTCTCCAGCTTTATAGCCGACATAGTTCCTAAAACTACAACTTCTAATACTACAACTTCAAGCCCTGCAACTTCAATCGGTGCAAGAGGTTTGTTGGGACATTTTTCCAGCCCAATTACGATAAAACACGACATTGATGCTAATGGAGTGTTTGTAAGAAACGGTGGATACGAAGCGTATGCAAAAGCATAC